ATAATTAAAAACACACGCTATGAAAAATTTATTAAAATCGTTGGCATCGTTCCAACAAGAAGTGCCTGTAATCCACAAGGCAACACAAGGTTACGGCTATTCTTACGCAGACCTGCCGAAAATCTTTGAGGTAATCAATCCGCTGCTGAAAAAACACGGGCTTGGATTTACTCAGACACTACACACTAAAGAGGATGTTAACTACATTTCTACGATGGTATTCCACATCGAGACTGGCGAACACATCGAAAGCTCAATAGCTATTCCTTACGTTCAGTTGAAAGGTATGAATGATTTTCAGTCCTTTGGTTCGGGCGTGACCTACTACCGTCGTTATGCACTCAGCTCGGCTCTTGGTTTAGTGACGGACAAAGACACGGATGCAGCAGGAGAACAAGAGAAAAAAGATAAGAAACTTCCTGCCATAGACCAAAAGCGTTTCAGCGCAGCGGTGCAAGCCATTGCAAAAGGTGAATACACTCGTGAAAAACTCGAAGCATCGTTTGCATTAACTGAAGGTCAAACGGATATGCTTAACGCACTATGAAGGCTCTCAAAATTAGGTGTTCAGCTATCGGGAAACTGATGGCTACACCTCGCTCTAAAAGCGAAATACTAAGCCAAACGGCAAAGACTTACATTCACGAGTTAGTATTAGAACACAAATACGGCATCAAGAAGGAGTTTTCAAGCCGTTACACGGACAAAGGCAACGCAGTTGAAGATGAGTCTATCTCGTTGGTCAATGATGTCTTAAACGTAAAGTTTATTTACAAGAACGAAGAGTCTTTTGAAAACGATTGGATAACAGGCACACCTGACGTAAACACGGAGGAAGTACTTTTAGACGTGAAATCAAGTTGGGATGCTACTACCTTTCCGTTTTTTGATACCGAGATTCCAAACAAAGACTACTTCTATCAGCTTCAAGGTTATATGTGGTTGACTGGAAAGACTCAATCAATGCTTTGTTACTGCCTTGTAGATACTCCGATTGATATGGTTGAGGATGAAATCCGTAGAGCCCATTGGAAACTACACAAGATTGAAGAGGATTTAGACTTGCGAGAGGAGATTCTACGCAAACACGAGTTCAGCCAAGTGCCTAAGAATCGAAGAGTAAAAGTGTTCTACGTACAAAAAGACGAACAAGTAATTGAAGCCATCAAAGAAAAGATAGAGATTTGTCGTGAGTATTACAATGCCTTAATGAAATTCCTATGAACCAGAAAGTAGAAGACCCAATTGTCCTAAAAGTAATGAGCAAGTTTTATGACCGCTCACAACGAGGAATAGAGAAGTATGGTACAATGTTAACACGAACTGATTTAAGTGCGTTAGAATGGCTTAATCACGCTCAGGAAGAGGCTATGGACTTTTGTTTGTACCTTGAACGACTAAAAGACGAAGTAAAACAATTTAAACAAGGATAAGGGGTAAAAATTGCCACATATCTAAACACGAAATGTAAAACATTTAAACAAGAACAATGAAAACAGCAGTAGAATGGTTGGTTGAACAATTATTTTGGTCAGAACAAATGGAAAGAATTGAAAAGGTAGTTGAACAAGCCAAAGAAATGGAGAAAGAGCAGATAGTTAAAGCAGTAGATGCCGTTCAAATAGTCCATAGAAAATACTTTGAAAATGGTTGGACGGGAGAAGATATACTTGGTAAAGAAGTACCAACCACAAAAGATAGAACATATTTTGGCTTATCAAAAAACGGAGAACAATACTACAACGAAACCTTTAAACAACAAGAACAATGAAACTAAACAAAGACGACCGCAGAGAAGAAATGGCAGCTTGGGGAACTATTATACTAATATCAGTATTACTCTCTTTAGCAATAGCAGCAATAATTAGTAACCTTTTAAAATAAACATAATGGAAAACAAGTTAAACACTGGAGCAATCTTTAAAAACGACAAAAAGACGAGCGACAAGCATCCTGATTACAGAGGTAAAGTAAACGTAAACGGTAAAGAAATGGAAGTTGCCTTATGGGTAAAGCAAGGTAAGAACGGAAGTTTCTTCTCAGCATCATTCTCTGAGCCTTACGTAGCACCTACTGAAAGATTCCCAGTTGGAGATAGTATTGATGACTCACTTCCTTTCTGATATGTACATTGACGATGACACACTCCGAAAGCAACTGAATAGGATATTGCTTGTAAAAACACGAAACCAAATAGTCCAAGACATAAAAGCCAAAGGACTAAAGATGCACCAGTTTCAGTTAAACAACTTCCTTCAGCGAAAAGACGTAACCTTATCAACCTTACACAAGATAGATAACTACGTTTCGAGAGAGATTTACTTAAACAATTTAGAGCCACTTTAACAGGTGGCTTTTTTTATAGGCAACTTGTTAGATTAAAATATAGTCCTATATTTGTTTAGAATTTAATCAAATGGATGCACTCAAAATATTAGCAGACCACCATAAAGAATGGGTAAAGATAGTCCGTTCATTTGGAGAGCAAGACCTTGCAGAAGACGTTGTACAAGACGTTTACCTGAGAATTGTCAAGTACAATTACGAGGAGAAGATACTCAAAGACGGAAGACCAAACATAGCTTTAATGTGGATGATGCTTCGCAACCGAGCATTCGAAATAAACAAAACTGGTAGTGTTCAGTTTTTATCTTTAGACGAAGTAAGAGGAGTTGCAGACGAAGACTCAGAGTTAGATAAACACGAAGCACTTGAGAGAATACACCAAAGAATAAACGAAGAGATGGATAACTGGCATTGGTACGATTCAATGTTGTTTAAAGTCTACAAGGAAGGCAACGCATCAATGAGAGACATAGCTAAAGACTCAGGCATCTCACTCACTTCTATATTTAACACGCTAAAGAACTGCAAGGAACGATTGAAAGATGAGGTAGGCGAAGACTACGAAGATTACAGTAATAACGATTTTGATTTAATATGACCTTTAGTGTTGGAGATATAATCAGAGATGTTGAAGACGGAGACTGTTATTTTGAAGGTCAGGTAACTGAGATAGAAAAAAACGAAGTAACCAAGTACAAGCTACTGAAAATTATTTGGAGCGGAGAAGAAGATAAAGAGTGCAAAGATTTAAATACTATAATAGAGCCACGATGGTGGTACATAACTAAAAAATAAACAATGGCAAAAACACGAACACCAAAAAAAGCACAAGGCTTAGGAGACACAGTAGAAAAAGTATTAGAAGCAACAGGAATAGCTAAGGTAGCTAAATTCGTATTAGGCGAGGATTGTAACTGCGAAGAGCGTAAGCAAAAACTCAATGAGTGGTTTCCATACCGCAAACCCGAATGTCTAACTGAAGAGGAGTACAACTGGCTTACGGAAACACGAATACTTGAAAACGACACCTTCAAACCAAGTGAAGTAACAAGAGTAAGAGAAATCTACTCACGAGTAATGAAGATACGTTTAGAGCCATCATCTTGCGCTTCTTGTTTTAGAGAGATAGTATTCAACTTGCGTAAGATTTATCAAGCATACGAAGCATAATATGAAAGTAGATAAAGTAAAAATCAGCGAGGTAAAGACGAACCCAAAGAACCCACGTTTAATCAAAGACGATAAGTTTCGTAAGTTAGTCAAATCAATTCAGGAGTTTCCGCAAATGCTGGAGCTACGTCCAATAGTAGTGGATGAGAACAATATTGTGCTGGGAGGCAATATGCGTTTAAAAGCGTGTAAGGAAGCAGGGCTAAAAGAAGTTTTTATTGTCAAGGCTGAGAACCTAACCGAGCTGCAAAAAGACGAATTTATAGTAAAAGACAACGTAGGCTTTGGAGAATGGGATTGGGATATGTTAGCTAATGAATGGGATACTGAAAAGTTAGATGAGTGGGGTTTAGACTTACCAGTTGATTTAAGTGTTCAAGAAGTACTCGAAGCTGAGGAAGATGATTACGAAGTTCCAAACGAAATAAACACGGACATAGTATTAGGAGACTTATTTGAAATAGGAGAACACCGTTTACTTTGTGGGGATAGTACAGATAGCGACCAAGTGGCTAAGTTAATGAACGGAGAGAAAGCTGATATGGTATTTACAGACCCTCCTTATGGTGTAGACTACGAGGGTGGAGCTTTGACTAAAAGAACTAAACTTGACAATGACCAAAAAAACACGAACATATATCAAGAAGTTTTACCTAATATAATACTATTTACAAAGGATAAAGCACCTATGTATATATGGCACGCTGCAGGTTATGCTGATATGGCTTCTCATTTATGGGATAACGGTATTGAGATACGCAGTCAAATTATATGGAATAAAAATATAGCTCAGTTTGGAGCTTTATCCGCTCAGTATAAACAAAAACACGAACCTTGCTTTTATTGTTTTAAGAAAGGAAATTCTCCGTATTGGTACGGTCCTACAAATGAGGTTACAGTATGGGATGTTAATAGAGAATCAAAAAATGAATTTCATCCAACTCAAAAGCCTATAGAACTTCCAACAAGAGCATTGAACAATAGTAGTAAAAAAGGAGATTATATTCTTGACTTCTTTCTCGGCTCAGGTTCAACAATGGTAGCTGCACACCAACTCAAACGCAAGTGCTACGGAATGGAATTAGACCCAAAGTATTGCCAAGTTATCATTGACCGAATGAGAAAACTTGACCCGAGTTTAGTAATTAAACGTAACGGAGTTACAATGTAAAAACAGAGTTATGCAAGGAAAAAACGGAGGAACATTAAAACCATTTGATAAAGGCGAAAGCGGAAACCCTGCAGGAAGACCGAAAGGAAGTAAGAACCGCAGCACAATAGCACGTCAATGGTTAGAGGTAAATCAATCTCTAAAGAACCCTTTAACAGGTGAGCAGGAAACAATGAGCCAAGAGGATTTAATGACGTTAGCGTTGATTAAAAAGGCTCGTGAGGGCGATGTAGCTGCCTACAAAGCATTGATGGACTCAGGCTATGGCGCACCGCTTCAGCAAGTAGAGCAAACAATAACCGAGTTACCACTATTCCCTGATGTACAAGAGGACAACAGCAACGAATAAGGTACTTGCTTTAAAGAACCGTATCAAGATTGTACAAGGCGGAACTTCGGCTTCGAAAACGTACTCAATTCTTGCGGTGTTAATTGACAAGGCACTACGCAAAGACGGACTCGAAATAAGCATAGTAGCAGAAAGCATACCTCATCTAAGAAGGGGAGCATTAAAAGACTTTGTCAAAATACTAAAGTGGACAAACCGATTTAATGACCAGCAGTTAAACAAATCGCTACTTACATACCAATTTAAAAACGGAAGCGTAGTAGAGTTCTTCTCAGCAGATGATGCCTCTAAGCTTCGAGGTGCAAGACGTGACATCTTGTACATCAACGAGTGCAACAACGTGACATTCGAGTCTTACAATGAGCTTGCCATCCGTACCAAGCGAGAAGTCTATTTGGACTTTAACCCTGCAAATGAGTTTTGGGTACACAAGGAACTAAAAGACGAGCCAGACACGGACTTTATAATCTTAACCTACAAGGACAACGAGGCATTAGATGAGTCAATAGTCGCACAAATAGAAAAGAACCGTGACAAAGCAGCTACGAGTTCGTACTGGGCAAATTGGTGGAGGGTGTATGGTCTTGGCGAGGTAGGTAGTCTTGAAGGAGTAGTCTTCAACAATTGGAAAGAAATCGACACCATACCAAAAGAGGCGAAGCTGATAGGCATCGGGCTTGACTTTGGATACACGAATGACCCTACGGCAGCAATTGAGATTTACAATTATAACGGAACACGGATAATAAACGAACTTGTTTACCGCACAGGAATGGTAAACTCCGACATCGCTAAGATACTTCCCTCAGGTGTTATTATCTACGCTGATTCAAGTGAGCCTAAATCAATCGAAGAGATAAGACGTCAAGGCAAGACAATCAAAGGAGTAACGAAAGGAGCTGACTCAATTAACTACGGTATTGACGTAATGCAAAGGCAAGACTATTTAGTAACCAAGCAAAGCACGAACCTCATCAAAGAACTCCGCTCTTATTGTTGGGATACTGACAAGCAAGGTCAACGTATGAGAAGACCAATAGACCACTACAATCACGCTATTGACGCTTTACGTTACCACGAGATGGAAGCACTCGGACTAAAATCAAACTATGGACAATACAACATCCGATGAGCTGCCTAAAATGATTAGGGTAGTAGAGCAGTACATCAAAGACAAGACAGGCAAAAGAGTCAACATCGTATTCAATGACCTCTTCAACGTGAGAAGGCACACTCAGATGCTGGCTCAGGCTTATGCCTATGTGTTACAAAAAGACGAATCACAAGTTAAATAATTATGGAAGTACAAATAAACGTACCATCAACACTAAACGAAATCCCACTAAAGCACTATCAGGACTTTCTGAAGGTGCAAAGCAACTCCTCAGACGAAGAGTTTGTAGCTCAGAAGATGGTAGAAATATTCTGCGGAATCCGATTAATAGAAGTAGCCAAGATAAAGCTGACTTCACTAAACGAATTGATAGCACACTTTACACAACTATTCAATCAGGCACCTAAATTCACTCCGACTTTCAAGATTGGAGATATTGAGTTTGGTTTTATTCCAGAGCTTGAAGAGATAACCTTTGGCGAGTACGTTGATTTGGATTCTCATTTGCAAAGTTGGGATAAATTCCACAAGGCAATGGCAGTTTTGTACCGTCCTATAAAAACACGAAGCGGAGAAAAGTACGAGATAGCAGAATACAACCCTAACAAAGATATGGAGGAGCTAATGCAGTACGCACCATTAGACGTATGTATTGCAGCATCGGTTTTTTTTTGGACTTTAGAAAGCGACTTACTGCAAGCTACACTGAACTATTTGGAGACGGAGATGAAGAAGGAGAAGAACCTATCCCAGACTTTAGCGAAACAACTCAATTTAGCAAACGATGGGGATGGTATCAGTCACTTTATGCGCTCGCTAAAGGAGATGTCACAAAATTTGACGACATCGCCAAGTCAAGGGTTACTAAATGTCTCACCTATCTCACCTTCGAAAAGCAAAAAAACGAAATTGAACAACGACAACTCCAAAGACAATTAAGACGATGAAAGGATTTTACGACATAACGAACAAACTAAAAACACACTTTATAGCTGACCCTATTGTTAACACGGTAACGGAAGGAGACATCTTTGAAGTGGACTTAAACAAGCAGACAATATTTCCGCTTGTACATATGATGATTAACAACGCATCATTTGAAACCAATGTTGTGCGCTTTAACGTAAGCCTTATTGCGATGGACATCGTTGACATAAGCAAAAAAGCAACGACTGACGTGTTCAGAGGCAACTCAAATGAGCAAGATGTACTCAACACACAATTGGAGGTCTTAAATCGAGCCTATGCGCTTATGTTGCACGGAAACTTGTGGGATGATAAGTATGTTGTTGATGGCAATCCTACTTGTGAGCCATTTACTGAACGTTTTGAGAACTTTATGGCAGGATGGACTATGACGCTTGACATCTTAATCCCTAACGAGGTAACTATCTGCTGATGCAAAACACGGAGGTTCAAAAGGAATTAGAACGCTTTAAAGACTACGTTGTTAGTCAATCAAGGCGCAACCTTTCGAGGCTTAAAAAGAACTCGTCTAAGAAGCTATATCAATCAATTAAAGGCAATGTAAAGACGATGCCTAACTCTATTTCGATTGAATTTAAAATGGAAGACTACGGAATCTTTCAAGATGCAGGTGTTTCAGGTAAGAAAAAAAAATACAATACTCCTTACTCATATAAATCAAAGATGCCTCCTCCAAAGGCTTTCGATAAATGGATAGTTAGAAAAGGATTAGCACCAAGAGACAAAGGTAAATTTAAAAGTAGAAAAGGATTGTCATTTGCAATTGCTCGCAGCGTGTTTATGAACGGCATTAAACCGAGCTTGTTTTTTACTAAACCATTTGAGGCAGCATATAAGCAACTACCTGAGGAGCTGGTAGAAAAATACGGATTAGATGCACTAAAATTATTTAATCAACAAATAGACCAAAT